TTGTTGCTGGAACAATTCGATTAAACGTAATCATATATGTGTCATAGGTAGAACTAATGTTTGTAAAAGACACCGTTGCACTATTTGACGCAGTTACCGAACTAATAAAAGTCATCGCACCAGAACTAGCCGCTACCCAACTAGGTGCTGAAGAACCATTACTCTGCAACAATTGACCTGAACTACCAGCCGCTGTTGTTGCATACGTTGTCCCGTCGCCGTACGTTACGCCGCCAGCCGTGGGTGTGTTGCTACCTGTGATTACTACTGCCATGATTTACTCCAATGCTTGAATTTGAGCCGACAGCGCATTCAGTTGCGCAAGCAGTTGTTCTTTGGTTGGGGCGGGTGGTGCTAATGAAGCTAATGTCGGGATGGGTGGACGTGAATTAATCTCCGCTATCTCTTCAGCGGTAAGATCAATCCGAACACCATCAACAATTTTGTGTGTGTGCATAATTATTTTCCTTATGACGCAGAGTAACCGTACAAACGAAACTTTCCAGTAATTGTGCCGGTAGCAAAAATAACTTTAATAGCATTAATTGGGGAAGTTCCGTTAGGGCCACCAAAACTAAAAACAGTATTTTCTATATTACCAGCACCATTTGCAGAAGCTGATAAACACTGCCCAGTAAATCGTTTTGACGCCGCAGGGTTATACATCCAAACAGAACCAGAGGATGGAACTGAGAGTGAAGTACCACTTCCGTTAAATGGCCCAAGATAAAAAAATGTTGCTGTAGTTGAATTGAATACTGCGTTTGTACCAGCAATAGTATGAGTGCCTTGATTTGCATAGCTACTTGAATAGTAGGTAGCCCCGTTATCAGCAGAAATTGTAAGGGCTAAATTTTCGTAAGCAACACTAGCAAATACGCTGTCGTATTCCAATAAATAAACACCATATGTTGTACTTAACCCTGTAAAAATTACAGAAGAAGCCGCTGTGGCCGTTGTGGCTGTGATTAGAGTTACCGCCCCTGCACTTGGCGTTGTCCAAGTAGGTGCAGAACCTGTACCCGCAGAAGTTAAAACTTGTCCGCTAGTGCCATAAGATGGGGAAGAGCCAACACCAATAGAGCCGTTTGCGGCTAAAGTCACAGAAGGCGTTGTGCCATTGACTTGAAGTTGTAGTGTGCCGTCAGTATTTCCGGTGCTTACTAGCGCCGTACCTGATGTTGTTCCTGCTGCAATCGTACTCATGTGATCTCCTTAAATGACAACCCAGCGCTGGCCGGAAGAAACTGTGACGGCGTAGCCACTGGAAACGGTCATTGGGCCTACTGAGAACCCGTTTGTTCCAGAAGCAATTGTATAGTTTGTATTGACAGTTGTGTTGTTGATTACGATTGCGCCACCAGCACCAGAAGCACCGCCCGAACTAGAAGAAATGGTCACAAAGTCAGAGCCATTCCAAGCAACTAAAGCCGTAGTATTAGATGAAACGCTAACGCCGGTTGTCGGGCCAGAGCCACGAATCACAATAGTGCCAGTGCCAGCATTGATAACCATGTAGGCTTTGCTTTGCGCTGGGGCGGTGATGTATCGAGTAGTTAGGCCGTTACTGGCTGTCCACAAGATGATCGCATTACGCGCTTGGTTAGCCGCACCGTTGGTTGTGGTAAGAGTTACATCCGCATTTGTTGAAAGCGTAGTCGTGCCCGCAACCGCCGAATCAATAAGCCCTGTAATTGCTGTATTAACAGTTGTACCCCAAGTACCTTGCAGGTCGCCTGTAGTCGGAAGAGCCAGACCAAGTAGAGGGGAGAAATTGGTTACTGCCATTTTTTATCCTTAGAGAACAACCCAGCGTTGACCGCTACCAACCGTAAACGATGAGCCGGAACTTATAGTTACTGGGCCTACCGACAGGCCGCTTTTACCCGTTGTCATAGTGTATGTGCCTGTTAACGTCGTGTAGTTTTCTTGTACTACGCCGTTGCCGTTAGCAAACGCCGCAAGCTCTGCGGGGTAGGCGACAAATACGTCCTTAGTGCCAGCCGCAAAACTTAACGCTGATGGCTGTGTAGCCGAACTATTGGCCAAAACAGTTGTACGCGCAAGCGTAGTGCCAGACGATGTGTATGTCCCAATACCCACTTCCCATTCGTTACCCGTCTGACCCGCAATGGTGTAGTAAGTTGTATTGGCATTACCAATTACGGCAAAAGATTGAAACCCTGTAGATGCACCAAGCAGAGTCACCGTCCCCGTACCAGTTGTGGTAGTGGTTTCCTTTACTCGATTTGCTATTACAAAGGCCATCTTTAATCCTTACACCGTCATTTCGACATTCTGCCAGTTTGCGGTTTCGTTGTCATCTATCAAAGCCCAGTTTGGAGTCTCGCCGTCATCTATTGTTGTCCAATAAAAATAATTCATTGTGCCAACTTGTCCTCTTGCCAATACACCAGATATCGCCACAGTTATTGTAGTCAGCGGAATTGTCCCCACTGAACCGTAAGCCACCACGCCATCTTCTGTTGGGTTATTGGTTTCAGTAACATCACCCACCGCACCAGATGCCTGAACACCAGTCAGGGCAACAAATCTTGCCCCCATCCCAATGTTGCCCACCGCACCAGAAGCCTCAACACCCTGAAGCCCAGCTTCAACACCAAGAACTCCAATTGACCCAACTGCACCAAAACCTTGCGATCCATTTAACCCAATAGACCGATCGCCTGTTGTCATCGTGCCAACTACGCCAGTAGCTATGACACCAGTCAAAACTATGGTTCTGCTAGATCCTACCGATCCTACACTTCCGGTAGCTACTACACCATCTTCTGTTGGGTTATTGGTTTCAGTAACATCCCCCACCGCACCAGATGCCTGAACACCGGTAAGAGCTTCAGTTTTAGAAAAACTAACTGTGCCAACTGAGCCAGATGCCAAAACCCCAGTAAGCGCAACTGAGTTAACCCCTGTAACTGTGCCTACAGCCCCCGCTGCTTCAACGCCAGTTAGTGCAAAACTTCTTGCGGCAACCGTTGCTGTACCGACTGCGCCTGTAGCTTGAACTCCAGTTAACGCCACAGTTACAAGCGGCGTATATACAACTGTTCCTACCGCGCCAGATGCCTGAACGCCAGTAAGAGCAACAACTACCGTGTTCCCCGCAAGCGAGGCGAACGGCGCTTCGGCAAATGCGGAGATCCCAAACATTAGCTACTTCGGTGAGTTACCCCACCGACCCTATTAGGTTGTAGCCAAACGAATCAAGGCAGTCGAAGTCGTATTCGATGGCATTGTCAACGTGAACGTGCCAGCAGTGATGGTCTGCGAACCAAATGTGTGGATACTCACGGCAGGATATGCACCAGCAGAACCCTGTGTAAAGTTGTAAACCATCACCGCATCAAATGCAGTGGCAAGCGTCACGGTTGTGTAAGTGATACTGGCGGATGGCGTCCAGTAAGCTGTACCAGCAGTTGTAGACGTATTGGTAAAAGCGGGTGGGGTTGCGTTGGTAATAGCCACCCCACCTGCGGTGTAGCCTGTACCAGACACTTCACCTGACATAGTTACTGAGCCAACTGTACCAGTGTAGTTTGCAGAGGAAGCGTTAAATGTACCGCTTGCTAACAACAAAGCCCCGTAGTAAGTATCCGCAGTAGTGGCAGCGCGAATAGGACCCACGCCAAAATTATGCGTACCAGTCATGAGCTTGCTCATGAATGACGTTGACATTGCTTGTGTATTTGCCATGATATTTCCTTACGTAAAAGATGCGGCTTCAGCCGAAAACGTGACTGCTTTTTTCAATTGAACATGCGCTGACCGGTGGACAAGTTCGCCATCCAACCAATACTCCACCCAAGTGGTGTACTCGTTGTCATTATCAACTGAACCTTCTTTTTTCTCAAGAAGAGATTCATCCATTTCGCCTTTGGTAGTTGTGACCAATGCCATGTTTTCCCCTTATACAAGTCGAATGAGTGCTGCCGTGCTAGTGTTAGCAGGCATTGTTACAGTGAAAGTGCTGGTTGATGTTACGTTGTTCCCAAAGTCCAAAACGCAGACAGCCGCGCCAGTAGTAACGTCGTAGATCAACGCGCCACGAGCCGTGATTGCACCAGTCCACGCTGGGCTAGAAAAGTTAACGTAAATTGTGCTGCCACTTGTACCCAACGCAGTATTGACTGTTGCCGTAACTACTTGTCCACCAGCCACATAATTGCCACCAGAAGTTTCGCCATCTGACGTATATGCCGCAGTCAATTGGTTTAATGTAGCCGAATTTGTGTACAGCGCCAAATAGAACGTGTCCGTTGCAAAGTTCAACGTGCCGTTGATCAGCCCAGTTCGCAACGTATTGCAGGAAAAGTTGCCCGTGAACGCCATTTTAGGTCACCGCCTGTCTGTATTGACCAGAACGATAAGCATCCTGACGTTCCATACCATCACCAAGGCGTTTAGCTTGCGCAAGGGCTTCTTTATATTTGCCATCGTACAAGGCAAGCATGTCCGCCTCACCCTTCATGTAGGTATACGCCTCAACCAGTGAGCCATATAAGAGCACCGTATCAAAGTTATCGCCCAGCCATGATGTACCCGCAGTTGTGATTGACTCTGGGTAGTAATAGAAATGAAGCTCCACCGTGTACACCGCGTCTGGTGTGGGACCAAGAATAAATGTCAGTTCAGTTGTAATTGCACTGCCAACAATGGCTGGGCCAAACAATGCGTAATACCTCGGGATGCCAACATCCGTAGTTGGATTAGGGTACGCCTGACGGATGTAGTTCACGTCCTTGTTTAACAAGTATTCGTAGTTACCGTTTTGATCAATTACTGCCAAAGAATATGTAGCAAGATAATCATCTGGCGCTTTGAGATATTTGTTGCCCGATTGAATATTGCCCGTCAT